TGTCGTAGCTCATGTGTATTCCTTTCTTGTGTAAGTCGTCTTAAGGTGTTTGGCATACTCTTCAATCGATACACCAAGCTTTTTTGCAATTGCCACTTCAGTTGGAAAGAGCACAACAATCCTCTTGAATTGGGCTCGCGGGTAAAAACTTCTCCTCGCCTGACCTCGTCGTTTCATTATTACTCCCCTTCTCGTGCGTTGAGAAAGCCGATGTCTGGCATTTCTTTTCTAAGCGCGTAGTACTCCACTTGGACCTTGGCTGAGTTAATCATCTTGCCGGCAAGGTTGGCGAATTCTGCTGCTTTCTTAGCATCAATCTCTCCAGACTCAAGCTGGTCAAATATGGTGGACAGTCGGTCTCGTACTTGATCTACATTTTTCATTTGGACGCTCCTCTTATTGCGCGAAGTAGTTTTAAGTGTGCTGCTTTAGCTTCAATCAATGCAGGCGGTATATCAGAAAAAGATAGTTTTGAATTTGTAGTAATTAGTCGAGCGACATAGTTTTTATGCAAGCCATCTCTTTTCTGTTGCCACATTTCATTTATTTCATTTGAATTTAATTTGCTCCACCTTTGCTTGGCTGCTTTAGCTTTTTCAGGGTTGGCTTTAACCCATTCTTTGTTTAACTGCATTAGCCTCTCTTTGTTTTGTGCCCAATACTCCCTTAAGTAAGCCAGGCGTTTTTCTCGGTTTTGTTCGTGATAAAGCTTGTACTTTTCTTTATTATTGTGGTAGTGGTTTCTCAATCTCTCACGAATTGCCTCTCTGTTTTGCTCTCGATACGCAGCATCTGCCAATCTAATTTTTTCCCTGTTGGCTTCTCGGTATTTTCTAGTTGTTTCTCGTCTTTTTTCTGGATCTTTAGTTGGCATCACTTTCTCCTGTATTACAAAGGTTAAAAGGGTCGTGGGCCTTGATCTCTGGCGCAGTACTCACGTAGTAAGTGCGCCCATTCGGCATTCTTGCTCGGATCATCTTGCCGTTAGCAATCAGATCCTCAAGCTTGGCCTGTGCCATCTCAAAGGTGATGTCGTGTTTGCGCGCAAAGCTCAAGACCGTGACCGGTTGGTTCATTTTTGCATTGCCTTTACTGCGTCGTGAAACGTGTTGACGGTTTCTTGGATGCTGATCCAATCGACACTTTCAATGTTCTCCCAGGCCCAGAGGGCCTTGTCGAGCTCAAAGGCGGCGTCGATTAGATTCTGCTTAGCGATCCACTTGTTCTTGTATTCGACGGCGTAATCAATGCCATCGATGAGTGCAGCGGTGAAGAATGCCTCAAACAGCTTTTGCATTTCCTCTTTATTTCCGTTGACCTCGAACGTCGCGGACCCGTCTTCATGCCTTTGGGTTTCTTTGACTTCGAACATGGCTAAAACACCCTTAAAACTTCGAGAACATTCTTCTCTCGGTTACGGCTCGTGACGAATGAGCCGGGGCCCCAGGTGGTGGATGCTTTTGCTGCAACGCCTGATTGGATGTCGTCGATCGAAAACTGACCAGCGGGGATCTCTGTTGTGTTGCCTGGTGCGAGGTCCTGGAGCAGCGGCCAGTAGTGGTCGCGGATTGCGCCGTGAGGGTGCTTGCCTTTTTTCTTGCGTCCCTTCTTGAAGGCCTCGCCGTACGTGTAGTCGGCGCCGTCTTTATCAATGATGACGTAGCTGCAGCCAAGGGACTGCAGGCCTTTGAAGATGTTGTTAAGTGCTTTTTGTTCAAGTGCTGTGGTCATGATGACTTCCTTTCTGGGATTCTTCGATTTCAGCGATAAGTTCATTCAGGTAATAAACAGACTTCTTAACATCCACGAGTGGATTCTGGGGGTGCTTGACGCGATAGCGCCAGAGGTACCGAATAACGTGGCCGACGCAGATGGCCTCAAACGCAGGCAGGCCCTTGGTTGCGGATTTAATGGCCTTGATGCATTCCACATCACCACCGGTGTAGTGAGCGGGGCGATTGACAAGCTTGTCGGTAAGGTGATCATCAGTACGGGGCTGGTTGATCAACTGGTTTAGGCTGTGGCCGGTGATCATTTGAAGGGGTCCTCCTTGGATTCTTCATCATCGTCCTCATCCTCTTCGAACGGGTTGTCGTCCAAGTCGGCAAGTATTTTTGCCAATCGCTCTTCTCCATCACCGGATATTGCATTGACGGCCTCCTCCAAATGTTTCTTTGCGGCCCACAGCGCGTACTCTATGGAATCTTGGTTGCTGTCCACGCGGTGGCCGATGTTGTCCATGATCAGATCCACAATGCCCATGGCATGGCGGATGCTGGTATCAACCTTGTCGACGTCTAAAGCCATTGAATGCTCTCCTTAATTTACGAAAAAAGTTGTGGATAGGATCGTTGCGACGGGCACCCGTGGCGGCAACGACTCGCAACCAGTCATTGCCGTCATATGCTTTGCCTGTTTCGGCCAGCATCTTTTCCTGCATAAACTTCACCTGCTGAAGGGCCATGTCGCGTTGTGCTTGATACCTGCGCGCCACGGCCTTCCAGTATTCGATGTTGGCGGTGTGGCCGGCCTCAGACAGCTTCATGGGCCTTCTCCGTCAACCTATCAAGGCCTTCTCTAAACTCACTCATGCCACGGAGGAAAGCCTCTCGGTAGAGGTCAAGTAAAGCGTCCTTTAATACGATTTCATCAAATGTAAATGTGCCTTCATCCTCGTTAAAGGTGCCTCGGCCAAGAACTTCTTCACGGGTTTTAGTGATGTGACTCATTTTCTTTCTCCTAGTATTTCGTCTTCGATGGTGATCATGTCCGACTCGTTGATGTATCTTAACAGATTTTGTTTGCGCCCTGGTCCGTGGTTCCCGGTTACTGTAACGCTTTGGATGTCCACTTGCTCAGGAAGCCCAAACTCGGGTGGTTCAATCTCGTAATGAATGTCGACTTCAAGTTGTACGTACGTTGTGTGTACAGGCATCGGGTTCCTTTCTTCTTTCTGGGAAAACTGCGTCGTACTCGTTATTGATCAATCGTCCTACGGTCTGTGTTAAAGGGGCCTTATTACGGGCGGCAATTTCTTTGAGCTTTGCCAGGTTGTCCCACCGAACGAGCACCGTGAACCAAGGTGTGTCGCGCTTACTGGGGGACTTACGTTTTTCAGTCATGCAATCTCCTTTCTTGAGTATCTGAACTGTATCATAACGCCTACCGGTAGTGCAAGCGAAAAAAAGCCCCACTCAAGGTGGGGCTAACCCTGTGACCCAGGGAGGAGGAGAGAAAACCACTACGTCTGCTCTCATCATACTGCTTCTCCCCAGCTTGGGCCAAGCTCAATGTCCACTTTGCTGGGGACTTCGAGCTCAACGGCGTTCTTCATGATCTCGGCGGCTTCGAGTGCTTCTTCTCTGGAGTAGACTGACAAGGCAATCTCGTCATGAACCTGCAAAAGAAGGTTGAAACCTGCCTTATGAAGCGCAACCATCCCGGCCTTTGTTTGATCAGCAGCAGATCCCTGAATAAGTCGATTAAGTCCTTTATAAGTGAACGCTCGCTTAATGGATCTACCATATTCCATCACGGCCTGCTCATATGGAAGGGCTTTGTTTATGCCCCATTGAGTTGGTTCCCAGAGCGGAAACCGACACTTCCTGCCGAGCAAAGTACGGATCGACCCTCCTGATCCGGGGTGCTCGATCCGTTTCATCACGGCATTGACCGTGCCCTTTAGGAACGGAACTTTCTGGTGAAACGTTGCCATCAGCTCGCTGGCCTCATCTACCGGTAGATCAAGCTGATCGGCAAGTTTGTTCTTGCCCATGCCGTACATCAGGCCAAGGCCGATTGTCTTAGCCTGCTTACGTTTGATGCCGGCCATGTCAGCCACCATCTGGTGGAAGTCCGTGTCAGGGTTGTCCCGGTAAGCCTGGGCCATGGTCTCTGCCCCAGGTAAATCGAGCAGGGTGGCGTAATGCACCAGCAGGCGAGGTTCCTGGGAGGAGAAGTCACAGGCGGCCCACTGGTGGCCGTCTTCTGGTAAGAACAAACCCCTTACGAGGGGTCCGATGATCTCATGGCGAGCAGGTACTTGTTGAAGGTTTGGGTTTGCCATTGAGAGGCGACCCGTAACAGTACCTCCATCATCTGAACGGAGCTGATTAATGTGTGGGTGTATGCGTCCATCATCTCGTGCGTGATCGAGATAGGGTCCCAGGAATGTGCCTGCTGTCTTATTGAGTTCGCGAGATTCGACAATGAGCTTTGAGATGGGGTGGTCATGGCTTTCGAGGAAGCTTCGGGTGAAGCTTGGCGCTCCTTTTTCGGTCGTGGGATATTCAATCTTAAGCTTATCGAACGCCGATGCAATACTTGCGGCAGCCCAAATGTCGACCTTCTGACCAGATATCTTTTTGATATCTTTGCCCAACTGTTCCTCACGCTCCTGCATATCCGCGATCAGCTTTTGAGCCTTATGTGAATCAAAACGGATCCCTTTGAGCGTTATGTTGACCAGGATCGGCAAGAGTTCTGTTTCGAGGTCAAAGATCGATTCCACCTCTTCTTTGCGCAGGACCGTCTTAAAGTGTTGCCAAAGCTTGAGCGTAAGCGCAGCATCTTGCTCAGCGTAGTCGCCGACGTACATGGCCGGCAGCCGCCAGAGTTCTTTCTTGGCATGCACGTTAAAGTCGTGAGCCGCGTCTTTTAATCCCTGCTCGGACTTAACTTCTTTAAGGTAGTCAAAGCCCAGGGCGTTAATGGAGTAAGAGAAGCGGTTCTCGTCAATCAGTGGTGCGGCCAGCATCGTGTCGATGATCCGGCCCTTGACTTCAAACCC